GGGTTTTCTCCCCTGTTGGGAATAGGGTTGACTACAGGTCCCCCAGGCCAGGTTCAGCCGCTGCTGAGACCACCTTGAAGGGCAGCCGCTCACGGCACTGCCCGGCCCTATTTACCTGTCAGCCACAGTGTTTTCCGGTAACACAGAACGCTCATCTAGCCTTGCTTTTGGGGCGCCGAACCAATTCCACCACCGACTCATCCGAGCTCATTTCTGGCTCTGGGTCGTTGGCGGGCAGGGTTTGTCGTTGATTGCCGCGACTATTAGGGCTGCCGCTTCGGATATCGCCGCCTCGAGTGCCTTCTGCAAGTCGGAGGTTTGCAAGTCGTAGGTGTAAGTCGCCAGGGCTTTTGGCCCCGGCGATACGAAACGTCTTGCTCTGTCCTTTGCGGAAGTTGCGGAATCCATCGTCGGACGGACCGATTAGATAGATCGGGAACGTGTAGGTCGGCAAAGTGGAGTTGACGCCTGTGCCCTGTACAGTTGAGTCGGCGTGGTTGTAGGCTGCTTGATAGGAGTTGTAGCCATACACTTGCACGTCGCCTGCAATGTAGATGAGGTAGCGGATTGGTGGGGACGATTCGGTTAGCAGCGGCTGGAAAATGTTGTCATTATCAACCGCATATATCCAATTGTCCTTCATCAGCCCACCCCATCCATCTTCGTGGATCAAGCCGGCTCTGCTCGAGCCGGGAGCTGCTGTGTCAACATTGACATCGCCGTTGGTCATCGTCAAATTGACAATGGATGGCGGCGGCGGCTCCTTGATTTTGCGCCCAGCAAAGCGGACGCGATACCTGACCCAGACGATGAGGGTTATGTTCCCCGAGGTGACTCCGGTCATGGCTGCCTCGGTGCAGAGCCGATATATGCCCTGCGAATTGTCAGCTGTGATGGCCGCGTTTGTGGGATCAACCTTGAACCACCGGTTGGAGCGTAAGCTCGCCTTTGGCATTCGGCACTTGCTGGACTGCCAGTAGGGGGACGACACTGCGCCTCCTACCTGGCCAATATAAGTCGCTGGGCTGACGATGTCGATCAACTCGGTGTTCAAGTCGACGACTTGTTCGTATGAGCCACCAACCGCCGTAGGGTTTGATGCTATGACGGTGAATTCACACTCCTCAAAGTAGAATTCGGCCCAATTCTCGGCCTCTATAGCGACTCGGGTTCCGGCGAATGCAATAGGACTGAGTCCCATTGTGAGAATATTCTGATCCCCGGGGTCTCCGGCTGGGACATTAGACT